GTGACATGAAACATGAGACATTTATGGTGGCTGTAGCTCAGTGGCAGAGCCCTGGATTGTGGTTCCAGTTGTCGCCGGTTCGACCCCGGTCAGCCACCCTTTGTTTGTCGCCACTGCGAAACCGAGCCCTCCGGGGCCACGGGGTCGCAGTCGGCACCTTTTAAACCCTCATCCTGACATTCGGTCGGGGTGGGGGTTTTCTCTTTTTCGGCCGTTTCGATCAGTCCTTCCGGCTGGATGAAGACGTTCATGACGATCTTGTTGTCATGGATCACGATGTTTTGGATGAGTGCTCGAAGCAGGTCTTTCTGGATTTCTGGAGGAACCCGGTCAATGTTTTCCATGAGGGTCTGGACGTTTTGATGGATATGGTCTCCGGAATGGGCGCTCAATTGGGCGGCCTTGCGGTCGTTTTCGAGAGTTTTGGTTTCCTCTTCAAGGATCATGATCTCGCGCTCAATGGCGGTCAGTTTGTTCCTGAAGGTCGGCCCCTGGGCGATATCGTTTTTCATCGCGATATTGAGGAGGTTGTCGGCTTCATAGCGCAGGGTGTTCAGCCGGATCCGTTTTTCGTTCAAGATGACGTCTATTTCCTCGCATTTAATTTGTGATTCCCGGATCGCCTCACCGATGGCCCGGACAATGACTTCCTGATTTCTGGATGCTCTTCGGAAGAAATCAAGGATCGCCTTATCGAATACGGTCGCGGATATTCGCTTGCGCAAACATCCCAAACCTTGGCGCGACCGGCCGCATTCGTAATAGTAGAACTTCTTGTCACCTCGTCCGTTTGAATGGACGCCCACCAGACTGCTTCCGCAATCTCCGCATTTGATCAGCCCTGCCAGTAAATGTTCGTACTCGGGTTTTGTTTTCCAGACCCGGCGTCCGGGTGTCTTGGCGCTCATGATCTTGTTTGCTTTATTCCACATTTTTTCCTCCACGAGTGGGTCATGTTGTCCTCTGTGTATCTCACCGTTGTAGTGAATGTAACCTTTATAAAACGGATTCTTGATGATGTGCGCGATGGCCTGTTTGCGCCAGACGATCTTGTTATTGGTCAGGACTCCGCGTTTCATCAGCTCGTTGGCGATATCGGCCTGTGATTTGTTGTTCGCGGCCATTTCCCAGATGACCTTGATGTGTTTAGCGGTTTTCTCGTCAATGACAAGTTTGGTCGGCTGTTTGCCGTTTGGCAGGATCGGGCCGTTTTTGATGAGCTTGTATCCGATAGGAGCTTTCCCTCCGGTTCGCATGCCTTGTCTGGCCCGGGCAAGGATCGATGCCTTGACGCGCTCGCCGGTCAGCTCGCGTTCGAATGCGGAGAGAAGCCCGAGGATGCCGATCACCACCCGGCCGATCGCGGTTGCGCTGTCCAGTTTCTCCCGCACCGAAATGAAATCGATATCGTACTCTTTGAAGAGGTCGATCATCGCATAGAGGTCGCGGGGATTGCGGGTGAGGCGGTCAAGTCTGAAGAAGATAACGCCGTCAAACTCTCTTCGTTTCTGGTGGATGCTTTCAAGGATGGATTTGATGCCCGGCCGGTTGAGATCCTTGGCCGAATATCCATCATCATTGACCACGCCGTTTTTCCCAAAATCCGAAAGCACGTAACCGAACGCGTCCAGCATGTTTTTGCAGTGGTGCGCTTGGGCGTCAAGCGTTGTGAAATCGCCCATGGCCTGTTCGTCAGTGGAACAGCGCGTGTAGATCACATAGCGTTTGATTACTTCAGTTTTTTTCTCCGTTCGCATTATTCTATCCAGTTTTTTGTGCCCCCAACCTATTCCAAATCCGACATAAGTCAAGCAATATCAATGTGTTCCGTTTCAGGCTAAAATGGATGTATTTTTCGGTTTCCCCTTAGGCTTTATACGGAATTTCTTGGAGAGGTGCCGGATTTTTTATTTTTCTGAAAATATTTTCCGGCACTTTGTCCAAACCCTCCGTATAGAGCTTAAGGAGGGAAGAAATTATGTCCTACAGTGCCGAAGAGCTTTTTCAGCAACGGTTTTCCGGAGGGAGACAGTTAAATCAGAAGAGACTCAGCAACGCAGTTAAGGCCGCTTTTGCCGCCGTTCTAAAACGTGAACCGACGCCGGAAGAATTATTGGGAATTGTTCCGATCGTTGTTAGCGGGAAGGACGGTGCGTAATGAAGCGGCTTTTTATTTACAGGCACTTGGTGTGAGGAGGTGCCTTTATTAACTGCGACTACCAAGAATTATTCGAGGATTGGGAAACCTCGTATGCCCGCAAGCTGGTCAGGCATTTTCAGAAAAAGTTCAATGCGCTAAAGCGCGAGGGCGTCGACGATCTTCTGCAGGAATGTCTGGCGCATTGGTATTTCGCAAGAGACCGATACGACGCGTCGAAATTGGCCGCGCGCAAAACATTTATGCGCCGAGTTTTTGAAAACAAGATCTTTGATCTGTTGGAAGAACGGATGAGCGTAAAACGCAAAGTTATGTTTCAGAGTGTTTCGTTGGATGAGTTGATCGACGGGCTTGATGAGGATTCCTATCCCGATGAGCTGCTGTTCGATGACCAGAGTTTTGAAGAGGTTTTGCGATCGGATATCGGCAGAGTCCTTAAGCGCGTTATGGCGCGGTTGTCCCGTCGGCAACGCGAGATGTGCCGGTTGATCGAGGAGGAAGGGTTGAACATGAATCAGGTCAGCAAAAAGATGAACATTCCCCGAGGCACGCTTTTCGATGAGGTTTTGCGGATACGGGAAGTGTTCCGTAACGAGGGGCTGACGGATTATTTGTGAGAGGAGAAAAGCAAATGAGATTGCGCTACAGATTTCATTTTAAAGACGGTGTGGATATGTCACGGATCGAGACGCAGTTGCTCGAATCATTCATGACATCGGTGGATATTTTCGGCGAGCCCGAGATGAGGTTGAGCGCAACATATCTTGTCGACGGGCGTGATGCTGTGCTTGAAGTATCCCGCATGGCCGGATTGCACACGTTGCTGGTCTTTGTTGGCCGGTTGAGTCGTCTTATTGGCGTCAATATGTATTCGGTAGATTCCGAGTGAAAGGAGAGGCATGAAAAAGTCAAAGAAACCACAGAAGAAAGATCCCGGTTATCTGGTGCAATGCTTGAGATGCGGCCGGAGATCGCGCGTACGGTTGGTTGCCAAATGCGGCCACTGCGGATCATACGCGGTGCGGTTATTAACAAGAAAGGAAAAATAATCATGCATATCCCAAGAGTTCGTTTACGTCGAGATAATGTCGAACTTGCTTTGGCAAAGATGAACATGTCGGCAAGCATGTTTGCTTTCAAATTGATGATTCCGAGCGCAACCTTTTCTCAGTACATGACTGGCAAACGGGTGGTATCGCCATATATGCGACGGAAAATCTCTGCGGCCTTTAGAGGCTACCCGTGGGATTGCCTTTATGAAGTGATCCAAGAATGACATGGATTTTAACGTGTTTATCAATTATAGGGGTCGTTTTAAACATCCGGAAAGATCGGCGCGGTTTTGTTGTCTGGATGTTCACGAACATTTCATGGGCAATGATTGATTTTCAACATGGTCTTTACGCCCAGACTGTGTTGTTTATTGTTTATTTCTTTTTGGCGTTATGGGGATGGATTACTTGGATGAAACAAGATGTCAAACGCAAAGATTGATATACGGGATCTCAGGGATGGGAAATTCTTATGGCTTGATAAGTCCGCGCTGAAATTGGTCAGCGCGAAAGCGGGTAGTCGCGGCGTTACGGTTTACTCATGGCTTTGTTATTACGCGAATGCCAAGGGACAGGATTGTTTTCCATCGATGAATACGCTGGCGCGCCAATGCGGTGTGTCCGGCAGAACGATTGCCCGCACGATCAAACGGCTTGAGGAGATCGGGGTCATCGCGATTGTTCATGACAATGGACGGTGCAACATTTATCGCCTGCTGGATGTTCCCGGATTCGTTGAGACCCCTGACAACCATGTCAGGGGACCCAGGACACCTTTGTCAGGGGTACCCATGACACCGTTGTCCACCGAACAAGAATTAATGGAACAAGATTTATTTAACAAAACAGTCGCGGCCCTATTCCCGATTGAACGTCAGCCTTCAGCGGAAGAACTGAAAGCCTTAACGGCTTTGTTTTTTGAATTAAAGAGCAGGATCGATCTGGTGTCGTTTATGAAGACGTTGCGCAAGCGGCAGGTGTGCATTCCGCCGCCGGTTGTCATGATCAAGGTTTGTATGCAGTTCAAGGCGCAGGGCGCGTTGGTGCGCGCTGTCTGGCCGTGGTTTCAACGTGTTGTGAAATCGGAGACCGGAGCGTTCAACGCGGCAGAACATGTGAGGGAGCATGAAAAGATTAAAAAACAACCGGCGCGACTGGGGGACATCTTGGCAGGGATTGCGGAGCGTAGTGCGTGACGGTTCACGGGTCCTTGGAAGGGGGTGTCGGGCGAGGGTCGGGCGAGGCGCGGGCCTTCAGTGATGAGGGGTTCAAAAAACGATGTCCATGTCCATCACTTTTGGGGTTTTGCACATCTGGGGTAAAAACGGCCAAACGGCCTGTTTCCGTCGGGAATACGGGCTTTTTTTGATTAAAAGACACGTCTGCAGGGTGGTCAAAACGGGCATTTTGATGGACATGAGCGGACATAAAAAAGGAGAAAATCGTGGCAAAAATCAATGTTAAACCGGAAATCGCTGAGGTCAAGGTGGAGGACTTAAAACCGGCACCATACAACCCCCGGGAAATAACCGAACCTGCCTATGCGGGGCTTAAGCACAGCTTGGAGAAGTTCGGGTATGTGGATCTTTTGATCGTTAACAAGCGGAACATGCGCATCGTGTCCGGCCATCAGCGGTACAAGGTCTTGCAGGCTGACGGGGTCGAAAAGGTCGATGTCATCATGGTCGATCTGGACGAAATCCAAGAGCAGGCTATGAACGTGACGCTCAATAACAGCGAGATTGCCGGTCAGTGGACGGCCGCCTTGATCCCGCTTTTGGAGAGGTTGAGAAAAGAAGCCGGTGATGATTACCTCAACTTGCGGCTTCAGAGCCTCCGCACGAGTGTTGGGGATATGGGTGTTGAGAGTCTGGGGAGCGGAAAAACACTGCCGGACGATATCCCCAAGCCATCGGCAGAAACAATTACGCAGAGAGGAGATCTTTGGATTTTGGGAGAACATCGCCTTTTATGCGGGGATTCGACCAGCGAGGCAGATGTGGCGCGGCTTATGGACGGCCAGAAGGCAAGTCTTCTGGCAACCGACCCGCCGTATTGTGTGGATTACACCGGAACCAATAGACCGGGAGGAGCAGGAAAGGATTGGTCTGATGTTTATCATGAGATTGATATCCCAGATGCAGTCGAGTTCATGCGGAAGTTTCTGACGATAGGTATAGCGAATATCCGGGAAAAAACACCCATGTATATGTGGCATGCGTCAAAGCGGAGACTGGATATCGAAACTTTATGCCGAGAAATAAACATCCTGATCCACCAAGATATCATCTGGGTGAAACCGAGCGGGACGTTGACTCATGCGGTTTACATGTGGCGGCATGAACCCTGTCTTTTGATGTGGGTCAAAGGAAACCGTCCGGGGTATAACCCCAAAGATAAGTCGATCAGCAGTGTGTGGCCTGTTGGTTTTATGCGATCCGGCGATCCTACTAAGCCGGAATATTACACCGATGTCTGGGAGCTGGACTGGGAAGGCAAGAAGCGCAACCCGGGACTTGATCATCCAACCGTTAAGCCGACCGAGGTTTTCGCTATCCCTATGCGGGTTCATACAACCCCGGGGGATGTTTGTTATGAGCCGTTTTCCGGTTCAGGATCGCAAATTATCGCTGGCGAGAGGCTGAACCGGAGAGTATTCGCCATGGAGATCGAGCCGGTTTTCTGCGATGTGGCGGTCAGGCGCTGGGAGGAATTTACAGGAAAAAAAGCGATAAGGGAAACGAATGGATGAAAAGAATCGCAACCTTGTTGAGATTGCTAAAAAGAAACGCTACATCGCCCTTGTCGAAAAGCTGGGTCGTGGTTCGCTCTCATCCAAGGAGCTTAAAGAGCTTGAGGAGTTCGAGAAATCCGAACAGCGGCCTGCGGGGGTTATCGATGGAACGGTAGACCTGCCGACCTTATGTGTCTACCTCGAGAAATCCCCGCGGATGATTCGCAGGTATGTCCAGCAGGGCATGCCGGTCTTCAGGGACGCGGTCGGTGAGATCGCGCGGTTTAAGGTTGGGGATGTCTTCAAGTGGTTTTATAAAAAGCAGGGATCGGAAGAGGACAACGGCAAGGATTACTGGGACAAGGAATACCGCAAGAACCGCGCGAAGCTGAGCGAAATCGAGTTAAAGCAGAAAGAAGGGGAGGTCATCCCTTTCGAGGATCACGTTTCAATCGTTAAAAACCACATCCGGGGAATCAAGGCCGGATTCCTTCGTTTACCGAAGCATATAGCGCCGAAACTCTATCAGCAGGATCCGAAGGTTATCTGTGAAATGCTTGATCAGGAGATCAGGTACATCATCGAACAATTCGCGGGGAAGCAGAATGTCAATAAAGCTGGGAAGGGAAATTCTTAAAACCGTTGTGCCGTACGCGGCCGCGGAATGGGTCTTGCCGGTCAAGATGACGGTGAGCGAGTGGTCGGATCAGTTCCGCAGACTTGATGTGAAAACATCAGCCGAGCCCGGGCAGTGGCAGACCGGCCGCACGCCGTATCTTAAGGGGATCATGGACGCCTTTACGGACCCTTATGTCGATGAGATCACGGTCATGGCGGCATCGCAGGTTGGGAAAACCGAAGCGATGTACAACATGCTCGGGTTTATCATCGATCAGGATCCGGGCCCGACACTCATGGTTTCGCCGCGCGCGGATGATGCCAAGAGCGTGTCATATAACCGCGTCCGGCCCATGATCGAATGCTCGCCGGTCTTGAGAAAATACATTCCGATCAATACGGACGATATCACGAAGCTCGAATATCATTTCGACCGGATGATTCTGTATTTCGCGGGATCCAACAGCCCGGCAGACCTTGCTTCGCGGCCGATCCGGTATCTTTTCTTGGACGAGGTCGACAAGTACCCGAAGTTCTCGGGCCGGGAAGCGGATCCGATCAAGCTGGCATCCGAGCGTCAGAAAACTTTCTGGAATAAAAAGACGGTCAAGGTTTCGACCCCGACCACGCGCGAAGGCTACATCTTCCGCGAATATGACAAATCCGATCAGCGCAGGTTTCATGTTCCGTGCCCGCATTGCGGGAAGAAGCAGGTTTTACTTTTCGGGCAGATCAAATGGCCGAAAGAAGAATCATCGGCAGAGAAGATCAAGAACAACCGGCTGGCGTGGTATGAATGCGCGCATTGCAAGAAGCGAATCGATGATGTGCATAAGCAGAAGATGATGCTGGCAGGCGAGTGGAGGCCGGAGAAAGACGAACATAACCGCAACCGGGGCTTTTGGGTGAGTTCGCTTTATTCACCGTGGCTGACATGGAGCGATATCGCGGCCGAGTTCCTGAAGTCAAAAGATTACGTTGAACTCTTGATGAATTTCGTCAACTCGTGGCTTGCCGAGGTCTGGGAGGAGAAGATCGAGGAAACTTGCAGGATATAGAAGATTGTTTATTTAAGACTGAATACCGCAGGGTGAGTTCCGCGGAAACCTTGAGCGTTTATATGACGTGTGTTGATTCGGGGTTCCGGACGGATGAGGTATACCGTTTCTGCCGCGACTGGGCAGACAAAACAAAAGCGATCAAAGGGCTGGAAGAAATTACCGGCGGACGGTTCTATCGGGCGAACAAGATCGATATCAATTCCCGCACCGGCGCGGTCATTCCCGGAGGCCTTGTGCTGTGGAACCTGAACGTCACGCAGTACAAAGACAAACTCAACCGTCTGGTGACGTCGCAGAACCCGGGCAAGTGGCATCTCTTTCGTAATCCGGAGGAAGATTATCTTTTACAATTCACGTCGGAGCATAAAGTCCTCATCCGCAACCGGACAACGGGAAAGGCCAGAGAGGTCTGGCAGAAAAAGAAAGAAGCCGCGGCCAATCACTATCTGGACGCGGAAGTCTACGCGCTGGCGGCCGCGGATATCATTCGGGCGCTTAACATGCGCAAAGAGGATGCGCCCCGGGTTCATCAACCCGCGGCTGAAGAGAACAGCCGGGGGAACTGGCTTCGCAAGACGAAGGGATCG